CTCCAGTCAATGCCCAGCTTTAACCGATAGTGGAACGGCAGCAGACACCTTATGTCTTGCCTATGGTTCACTCAACAACTACGAGTTAGCCATCTTCTCGGGTCTTGATATCCAAAAGAGCACTGAGAACCGCTTTAAAGAAGGCATCATTGTCTATCGTGCCTCGCTTTTTGCTGGTGGAAACGTCACTGCTTATAAAGGCTTCTTACGCGTTAAGAAGGTTGCGGCTCCAACCGCTGAATAGAGATATTCATGATGAGTGCGAGCGAAAACCTATTACCTTTGGTAAAGAAATCATTATTGATTCCCGAGACGGAAACATTTGCCGACCTTGAAATCACCGCACTCATCGATAGCGCACTTGCCCTAGTGAAATCCACTGGGGTGAGTGAAACCGCTCTTGAAAGTAAGGAAGTATCAACGATCGTTATCATCTACGTTAAGACTTTCTTTGGGTTTCAAAACGATGGAAGTGTCAAGGAACTGCCAGAAGCATTCTATTTTCTGCTAAAGCAAGTTTCATTGACCAAGGGGGCATAGTTATGCCCTTTCCTAATAGTCCAAACATTGTCATTTCTCTACTAAAAGTAACCAAAGAGCGAGAGAAGTATCAAATCACTAATCTCAGAAAAACGCTTGGTATTGCCCGAAGTCTAACTCGGGAAGAATGGAAAGCCTCCGTGGAAACGAAGGTCAACATTGATTACAAGGTGTCAATCAATGCCTTTCTTTACCAAAACGAGAAGTTCGTCATGATCGACGAGCATTTCTACAAAATAGAGCGAACCTTTGTCGGTGGTCAGTTCGTGGAACTCTACTTAAGTGAAACCCGACTTAGCAAAGAAGACTTCTATGGATGGCATAACTATGAATGATATTGCTAGCAAAATCTCGTCAATCATCACGGATTACACTAAAAAGAGTGTCGGATTGCTTGAAAAAAGAATCGACGAGTGTGCCGATGAAATACTTTTATACATTAAGGAAAACGCTCCGCGAGGAGATAGTAATAATCATCTTGCCGATTCGTTTATTAAGACCGTCGTCGGTGAAGGAAAGAATGTAACCATATACATCTCTAGTAAGAGTAAAGGGCGAATCGTTCATCTCATTGAACTGGGATTCCGTCATAGGAGTGGGAAACACGTTCCTGCTCATCCGTTCTTAAGACCGGCTTATGACACCTTCTCTCCCAAAATGCTTGAAGACTTAAAAAGGATAATCGCCTATGGCTCTACATAATGATCCCATTCATAACATCTTGAAGCGTGTGACACCCAATGTTTATTACTTCCATAATAGGAACGATGATAGTGAAGAGACGAATAAACTTCCTTATATAGTCTTTCAAATCATCTCCAAAAGACCGATTGCTAGAGACGACATAGCGGAACTCTATAAAGTCGAATATCAAATTTCAGTCGTCACCAGGAAGCGAAACGAAGCCTTGGTCGTCAAGTTCGAGCAAACCCTCCAGGGTCGCGGCTTCATTCCCACTCTCATCAGTTCATTTCAAAACGACGACTATTCAATCAATCGCGTTTACAAAGTTGAAATTATATCTAAAGGAGGATATTAAAATGGCAACTAATAAAGTAACATTCGGACTAAAAAATGTCCGCTATTCACTAGCCACACAAAGTGTCGGTGGTGAATGGACTTTTGGTAATTCAGAAGCCTTACCAGGAGCCCAGGAACTATCGACTGAAGTCATCGGTGGAAGCCAAAGCGTCTATGCTGATGATTCCGTCATTGCGACTCTCGTGCAAAATGCTGGACGTAACATCTCACTTAAAGTCACGGAAATTCCTGATGAGTTTAAGGTTGATGTACTTGGCTATAAGAAACTCGCCAATGGGAATCTTGTTGAAGTGACGAACGCTCCTGTCAAAACTTTTGCTCTTGGCTTTGAGTTCCAGGGCGATGCCAAAGGTCGTCGTGTCTGGTTCTATCTTTGCTCGGTGACTCCAATCAACGAAGCGACCAAGACTAAAGGCGAAAGCGTTGAAGCCAACGGAATCACCCTCAGCATTGTCGCCCGTCCAATCGAAGTAGGTAACTACCTCATCACCCATGTGATTGCAAATTCAGAAGACACTAACTATGGTGATTTCTTATATGTCGCGCCGCAGTTACCGACGATCGTTAGTTAGGAGCGAACATGGAAAAGACATTAATTATCCGTGGTAAAGAGTACCGTTTAAAAAGCTCATTGTTTTCGATTATCAGCTATAAGAATACCTTCGGTAGTGAACTCTTTAGCGACATCAGCGTCCTCGACACTATTTCTAGTAAAGAAGAATTGACGACCTTATCGACGGTCATCGATGTCATCTTTCGCATCACCTATATCCTCCATAAGCCTTTTACCAATCAAAGTTATGACGAGTTCCTTGGTGGATTCGACTTTGCCATCTTAAGTGATGTCAAAGAGTTAGAAGCGATTGCTAACACGATTGCCGAGCTTTTGGGAACCGTTAAAGAAAAAGGCGACGAACAACCAAAAAAAGAAATTCCCCACCCATAACGGCCTCCATCATCTTGAACCTTGCCAAACTCGGCATTCAGATAAGTGAGAGCCGTTACTTCGATATCGCCACTTACGCCGAAATCATTGAGATAGAACTTACCCATGTCGGTGGGGGAAATAATCGAAAGGCTACCCAAAGCGATATCGATCGATTTTTACTTTAAGAAGGGAGGTCGGCTCTAGATATGGCTGAAACCATTAAAGGTCTTAACATTAAGCTCGGTCTAGATACGACTGAACTCGAACAGAATCTCAAGAATATTACCAAAGAATTAAGGGAAGAACAAAAAGACCTTAAAGCAATTAACAATGCCCTCAAGTTCGATAGCGGAAATCTTGACCTTTGGAAAGAAAAGCAAGACAAGCTCAACTCAATTCTTGAAACTACAAAGAAGAGACTTGAAGCTCAAAATGTCAAATTAGAAGAAGCGAAGAAAGCCGTTCAAATCGGTGCGATATCCGAGGAAGAATTTAATTCCTTAAAACGTTCGATACAATACACCGAAACAGATATCGCCAAACTCAATAATGAACTTCAACTTACCAAAGAAAAGATCAAATCCCTTGGTTCGATTAACCTCGACCAATTAAGTAAGATTGGCACAAATCTCACCAAGTATGTGACGGCACCGATAATCGGTGCTGTTTCGGCATTAGGCATCTTAACCAAAAAGACGATGGAAACGGCCGACGAAATCAGTGACAATGCTAAAAAAGTTTACTTAGCTACTGAGGCCTATCAAAAGTGGGCATATGCTTTCAAAATACTTGGCGTTGAAGAAGAAACGATGAAGAAATCCTTCATCAAACTCAATTCTCTGCTTGGTGACATCGCCCAAGGAAACGGAAGTAAATACGAAGAGAGCCTTCGCCAAATCGGGTTATCGACTGAAGCCTTGATTGGCTTATCTCCCGATGATGCTTTCAACTTGATTCGCAATTCTCTTTCAGAACTAGAAGATGAGACCTTAAGAGTGGCAGTTGCCAATCAAATCTTTGGCGATAAAGTTGGTGCTGAACTCGCCCAGGTGATCAGTGCCACAAGTGGCGAGATATCCATTTTAAAAGACGAAGCGGAAGCACTAGGGCTCATTACTGAAGAAGAAGCAGAGATAGCGGGAAGATTCACTGATAGCCTTGATAAACTCAAACAATCCGCTAAGTCACTTGCAATGAAACTTTCAGTCGCCTTTATTCCCGTTCTAGAAAAGATAAACGACGTCATTCAGACAAGGCTCATTCCTGCCTCTAAAAGTATCATCGCATGGTGGAATAACCTCAGTTCTTCTACGAAGAAGATTATAGGGTCACTCATCGGCGTACTAGCCGCCATTGGACCAGTGCTTGTCGCCGTCGCTAAAGCGATACCATTTATCTCCAAATTAAAAACAACCTTATCTGGACTAAAACTTGGAAGTCTCATTCAGGGTCTAAGCCTAGGGAAAGTGGCCATCATCGCTTTGGTGGCAGCCCTCGCCGTTTTGCTACTTAAAAACGAGCGATTCCAGGAACTGTTAAAAAGTCTATTTGAGACTCTTCAAAAGGTCCTAGAACCGATTGGAGAGTTGATTGCAAAACTCGTCTCGGCACTTTCACCATTACTTGAGACCATTATAAATGCCTTAACCCTAATCATTGATGCTCTCATCGGCCTATTGGAAAGAGTCCTTCCCCCGCTAATATCAATCATTGAAGTGGTGGTCGAAGTTATCAAAGTCGTTTTAGACGTTGTCATCGACTTGATAAATAGAATCCTTCCACCCTTAATTAGCATCATCAATCTGATCATCGAGATCATCATTTCTATTATTCCCATCGTCAAACTTGTCGTCGATATTGTAGGGAACATTCTTACAAAAGCATTGAGCGTCATTTTAAGTATTCTCGAACCGATTAAAACGATACTGACTCTCATCGTCAATGTCATCGGTGTGCTCTTTAATGCTTTATCCAAGATTATCAATACCATCCTTGTGCCACTGACCAAAATCATCGAAGTGGTCTTTTCGCTATTAAATATCGTCGCGGATGTATTGATAAGCATCATCGATATCGTCGTGGCGGTTTTAATTCCAGTCCTAAATATCATCATCGCCATATTAGACCCGATACTTTCGCTTATTGGCACACTAGCTAATGCCCTCGGAGTATTGATGGAAGTCCTCGCTCCGCTCATTGATATATTTTTAGCACCTCTAATTCTCCAACTTGATTTTATCAAGTTACTGCTTGAAGTATTCGCCCCATTACTCACCATCATGGGCGATGTTATCGGTGCGATTCTTGTTCCTGCCATTGAAGTCCTGACCACTGTCCTTGAACCCGTACTCTGGTTACTCGAACAAATTATCAATGCCATCAGTTGGATCATCGATAACATCAGCAAAGCCTTTAAGGGAATCGGGGATTTCTTCAATGGAGTTAAGAATTTCTTTGGCGATTTATTCTCCGGAAATCTTTTCCAATCTAACAAAAGCGAAACCAAGAATGCCTACACGACAAACAACGTCGTCGTTAACACTTCAAGCAATAGCTTTGATATCGAATCGATTAATAAAGCTTTAGGAGGTGCCTATTAATGCGCTCCCTAAGAATCATTAATGAATATGGCCAGAGTATTGAACTCACTGGCAAAGTCCTTATTAACGGCATTGAAGGACTGGGTATCACAAGAGAGAACGAGTACCTTGCCTTTCGTGATCGCTACTCATTAGCAAGAATCAGCCATGGACTTGGTGATATTTCTCTTGGTCTCGTCTTTTTAGAAGGTTATAGCGGATATAAGGACTTTGTCCTTTTCATCTCCCGCGCGAACAAACTCTTCCTTGAGTATAAGACAAACGATACCTATCTCTCTAGGATTGCCTTTAAAGAAATCACCAAAGGTGAGATATCGTTTGGAAGTCTTCAAAGTAACCTCACCATCGTGAAGTTATCCCCTTGGTATCGAAGTAGCGAATTCGCGCTCGAAGTATCGACAACCGAATCCGCGAAAGAGTTCCCTTATGTCTATTACTACACCTATGGCGCTAACGCTAACGGATCCATGCAGATTACGAATAGTGGCGACTCCGATGCCTATCTAAGTCTAAAGATGATTGGAAGGATGAAAAACCCATATGTCACCATCAATAAAAACGGGGAAACGATAGGAACGTTCAGATTGTTTTATGAAGGGGAAGATATTGTCTCCATGTCGAGCCTTCCCGAGGACGAGTATATCAAAGTCGCTGATGTAAATGCCTACCAACATCAAGATTTCACTTGTAAGAATTTTCTAACGATTCCTAAGGGTGAATCGGAAATCGTCTTCTATCCCGGAACGAGTGAAATAGCGACGTGCTATCTGAAAATTGAAGAAAGTTTTGAAGGTGTCTAGCTATGAACTTACTCATCTATAGTCGCCTTGATTTCACCTTTAAAGCCAATCTCCCAATTGAATTTTTTGAGATTGTGTTAGATACCATCATCAATAGCGAATCATCTTTTGTAATCAGCGGTAGCGGTGGTGAAACCGCTCAAGAAGATATCGCCATCTTGCATGAACGTAGTTTCTTTTATATCGGAATCGTAAAGAAGATAAGCGCTGAAGCAATCAAAACGAAGATAAACACAACTCACTTCAATAGCGTTCTTGAAACCGAATACCTCACGGTCAATTACCCTTTGGGGAATCTAGGAGAACATATAAAATCGTTGATTACGAATAATCTCATATCTAGCCCTGATTCAACCCAGAAT